TTCAGTTTGGCTTTATTGAACTAATCGAAAAGAGTAAAAATCAATACTCAAGTAATATTATTGCCCTATCAAATTTTAATAAAGCACATAATAAAGCACTTGATAAAGCAATAATAAAGCACATGACAAAGCAAGTTGAAAGCACTATACAAAGCATTGATAGTATAGATAAACCAATAACCAATAAACAATTAAATAAGGATATATCTAAAACTACTTTAGAAGATTGTGAAAAATTATTTTTAGATAAGACCGCATTTAATTGGACAGATTCATTTGCAAGAAAAGAAGCAGAAAAGTTTTATAACTTCTATTGCTCTAAAGGTTGGAAAATTGGCAAAGATAAAATGAAAAGTTTATCTCATGCTATTGGCGGTTGGATTAGTAGAGCGGATAAACCTGAAACAATTGAGAAACCTAAACAAAAAGTAATTATTTGGTAATGGCTAAAATAATTGAATTAGATTCTAAGATTCAAGATAAGATATTTTGGAATCAAAAAAACGGACAACAAGCAGGATTTAAAATTGGTTTCCCTGCATTAGACGAGTTAATTTCATTCAAAGAAAAAAGAACATCGATAATTTACGGACGTCCAACAGACGGTAAATCTCAACTACTTATTCAAATACTTTGCGGATTAGCTACTAAACACAATAAAAAAGCCTTAATCTATTCGCCTGAAACAGGTGACGTTGACGAAATTTACATGGAAATAATTTCATGCCTAACTGGTAAAAGTTTTTTAAGCTACTCATTAAATTACAAGATAACCGAAAAAGAACTTTATAATGTTATTCCTTACGTTAAAGATATGTTTAAGGTTGTAGAACTTGATGAAAAGGAATTCAACTTAGATTCATGGTTAGAATTGACTGAGGAAGCTATAAAAGATTACGACATATTTTCATCGAGTGCCGACAATTGGAACGATTTAGACCATGCAGAAAGTAACATGATAAGCGAATACCTAAAAAGAAACTTAGTAAAATGGAATCGACACGCTAAAAAGTTCAATTATCATGGGTTCGTAATTGCACACGCAAGAAACCCGCAAATTGTAAAAGGTGACGAGTTCCCAAAACCTGCAAGAGTTGATGAAATAGACGGAGGTTATGCTTGGTATGCTAAAGCTATGAATATGCTATTAATACACCGAGAATACGAAGAACACGCAGAGGGTTGGAGGCAGTCGAATGTAGCAGAAATTCACATCAAGAAATTGAAGAAAAGAGCGGAGGGTAAAAAAGGAATTTGCAAACTTAGCTTTGATGTATGGCAAAACTGCTACTATGAAAACAGAGGTGAAAGGCTTTACTTGCCAACACCATTTAACGGAATAACCGAATTAAAAGAGCAATCAAACAACGATATACAACCAATAGAACAAGCACCATTTTAACATGAAAGAATTAGAAGAAATCCAAGCAAATCAAAAGTGGTTCGAGTTCATCTCAACTTTGCGTCCTTACTTGAATAAAAAGCAAGAAAGCCCTATATTTAATTTAAACGCCATTTTAAGCACGTTTATTCTCGAAGCTGAACAAAGTATCAACTTAATAGCAAAAGACTCACTAAGGCAAGAAAAGCGGGCAAAATTGGCTAAATTATACGAAGCTTACAACTTAGCAACTCAATCAATGGGTATTCAGGTAATTTACGAACAAAAGAATCTAAGGTTGCAAGTCAGGCTGGATGAAGTTGAAAACTTACTTATCGAATTAGCAGCTGAAAATAAGAGATTAAAAGAGTTGAATGAATTTTAAAAGCCTGATTTATTGCACGTTGCAAATATTCAAATAAAATAAACGAAATAAATCAAAACTTCTATTACATTTGTATCACCAAACAACGAAACAATGACAACTTTAAATGAAACAATTGCAGACGCACAAAAAGTAATGATAGCAAATAATTTAACTTTTGCTACTATTTGGAAAACAGGAAAATCATACGGATTTAATTTTGATAAACAAGAAGTTGGATATTCTGTAAAAGAATATGGAGTGAAAAGAACTGTTGTAAGTGTAATAAATAACTAAACATGACAATACGCAAAAGAGGGGGGCAAGCTAAACCCCCCGAAGAAAGAGTGGTGCAATTCTGCATCTATACTAAACGTAAACATATCGACAAATTAGGACGTGACAATGCACGTTTGATAGCTGAGAAGGCAATTTTGAAGGCAATTGAAAAGATTAAGTAATTAAACCCAAACAATAAAAACATGAACACAGAAAAAAAAAGAATCCCATTCGATTGGGAAAAGTACCAATCAGGAGAATATGAAGCGGTTTGTAGGGATGGGAGAAAACCTGAGCAAATAGTTTATTATCCAACTGCATTGAATGTCGTTAAAATTACTGCATTAGTTGATGGTTGTATTGAAACATTTAAGGATGATGGCTCATGGAAATTTATAAGAGAAGAATCTGAATTTGACCTATTCCTAATCCCCAAAGCAAAAAAGTTCCAAGCATGGGTAAATTGTTATGACAATGGAAACATAACTTATCATTTAATTGAAGTAGAATCAGAAAAGTACATTAAATTTATGAAGGCAAAAGGAATTGAAACTATCGAAACTCGCTTAATTGAATGGGAGGGTTAATCTTAATTAGTGAATAAAAAGCAAATAATAGAGGCGTTGTATCGAGATAAACAATTTAAAAAAGTTTGTCAGAATATTGCGCCTCCTTCACTTTGCGAAGATTTATTCCACGAAACTATCATGGTATTCCTGGAAATGGATGATGAAAAAGTAATCAAAGCAAGTGTAGAAGGTTATTTGAAATGGTTATTTATTCGGATAGCGTCAAACTCATTCAACTCAAAGACGTCACCATTCTACCATAAGTACCATCACAACGACGATAGATATGATTTAAGCGAAGCAAAGATAAAAGAGGTAACTAACATCAATGAAGGCTTTGAAAGTAAATTTAAACAGCTTATTGAATCAATTGAAAGTGAAATTGAATGCTTAGACTTTTACGAAAAGGAACTTTTAAAACTTTACATCAAATTTGGAAACTATCGTGACGTATCAAGGGAAGTCGGTATTAAATACGAATCAGTAAGGCACGCAATTAGATTAGCGATAGATAAAATAAAAATAAAAAATGATAAACTTTATAATGATATGCTTAATGAGCGTGTCGAGTGGATATGTAATATCTGAGTTAATGATTGAATGGAGTCAAAGGTTATTCAAGATATACCCGATTAAACCCTTTTCTTGTGGTTATTGCCTATCCTTTTGGTTCGGGTGTGTATTGGCTGCATATTTTAATATTAATCTATTAAAAGTTATCTTATACGGCTTTAGTTCGGCTTATCTTTATTATTACTTAAACAGACCATGACAGAAGAAATATACAATATCCTGCTACCTTTAAAAGGTAAGTGGGAAACTTACAAAGAACACCATTACAGCGAATTTACCAACATTGATTACGAGATAGTAAAAGATGCTTATGCGAGATTGCATGGACCGCCACCAAGAAACCTATCTTGCCAGTCTTGCATTAGAGAACTATTACGAGTAGTTTTTTTGCCATTCGATAATTTTAAACCCCCAATAAAACAAAATGCTAAAGTTAAAACATTCAGGAAACGCAGGTGACATTCTGTATAGCTTGCCTGCAATACGTCAAGCCTGCTATAATGCAAATGATAAGGCAATACTTTACTTACACATTGACCAACCTGCTAACTATGTTAAAGGGTTCGTTCACCCATTAGGTAACGTGATGTTGAATAAGTACATGGCTACAATGCTCAAGCCATTGTTATTAGCAACTAATTTTATTGAAGATGTGTTAATCTACAACGGCCAAAAAATAGATTATAACTTAGACAAGTTCAGAACAATCGGTTTGAACTTAGGAGCGGGCAATATATCGAGGTGGTACTTTCAGGCGTTCCCTGAATTGACTTGTGATTTAATTCAACCAACAATCGAGATAAAGCTATCAAGAATATTGAATGAAACAATTGTCATCAATAGAACTGAACGCTATCAGAACGGGCAAATTGATTATTCAATACTTAATCAATATAAAAACCCTAAGTACTTTGTAGGCACTGAACACGAATTTCATTTAATGAGTAAAATGGTCAAGAACTTACAATATCAGGAGGTATCAAACTTTTACGAATTAGCAGACTTAATTAACAATTGTAAAGTATTTATCGGCAATCAATCAATGAACTTTGCCATAGCTGAACAACTAAAATCAAATCGAATCTTAGAAACTTATTTTGGATGCCCTAACGTAATTCCATGCGGGGGCAAAGCATTTGACATATTTAATCAAGAAGGATTTGAATATGCACTTAATCAATTTTAAAAATGAGAGAACACTATACCAAAACACCTGAAGGAAGTTACAAGTCAAACTACTTTAAAAAGCCTGAAGATATTTACTTAGATGAATATTGGTCAGCAAAGCAAAACCATTCAACTATTCACGAACAAGTCTTTAATGTGA